ATGAATTTTGCCGATGACCTTGCCGCCCTTTTTAAACTGCCGCTTGCTGACGGGGCGCATGCCCGTCTTTACATTGGCGTCAAGGGCGTCAGGTGGCGTGTAGCCAGACGCATCAACGGGGGTCATGGGGTCTGCACCCACAATCCTTTTAATCTTGTTTGCAGCCGCCTTGCGGTACGACTTTGAGGCTTCAGACATTGTCTTCACTCCTAGCTAGGTTTTTACAAGCGGCGTCCCACTTGATCTTGGCACATGCCATGATTGCATTTGACATTTTGTCAAAAGTGTTCACGATACCTTTTCGAGCATCACACATTGTATTGGAGAAAATTAAATGGTTTTGTGGTTCATTATGCCCTCTGGGCAACGTGCTTATAAGCCGCCCTATACCAAAGCCGAGGAAGCAGATTTTTATCGGCGTATTGGTCATGGCCCGCTCACTGTTGTCCGTCAGAAGAATTACGGGTTGCCACCACAAGGACAGCAGCAGCCAAAGCAGGCAGAACAGCCCCATTCTTCAACCCTTCTTCAAGGCGACCAGCCCAACCAGGACCATCACCAATGACTTGCCTAAAGTTTTGAATGTCTTGACGGGTTGCGCCAAATTTTAAAGAGAAATCTTTATCGCGTGCAATGCGGTTAAGCGCATTTTGGGCAATGTAAGGATTTGTGTCGAAGATTTGGCGCATTTCAGGGGTTACATTGATTTTATCTAGTACTTCTCTGGTTACAGCACCGGAGCCAATTCCCTGCTGATATTTATCAACCAAATCCGCATAAACAGAATCAACATTTGTTCTCATGATGCCTTGAGCCTGCGGAGCAGCGGACAAAACATCACGAGCCACATCTTTTGCTTTTTCTGTAGCATTGGATTCCATAGGCAAGCCACTAATTGTAGGGCCAATTGGATTTGTATAATCTTTACCAAGTTCAGGTGGTGGCGGGTAAAATCTAGTTGCGGTTAGGCCTTGTCCCGTATCAACAACATCAGTCAAACCATTTTTAGCGCCGGCTTTTTGAACGGCCATGATTTCTTCAGGTGTTGCTTTACGGTCCATAGGCAAGAAGAAACTGTTACTATCTTTAGGGCGACCGCCAACAAAATTGGCATGGGCTGCGCCAGCATTTTGCGCGTCTATTGCAGCGCGCAGTGTTTCACCGGCTGTAAGCATTGCGCGTTCACCTTCCGGTAATGTTTTTAATCCAGTTGCATCCGTACTAAATCCTACTAATGGCCGCGCTACTTCACCCAAATTTTGTTCGGTTATGCCGCTTGGAGGTGTGTACATCCCAGTCATTTCAGTTGTAGGCCTGACACGAGCGGCAACACCTGTGTCGCCCAGTTGCAATCCAGCATACATAGCATCGCGGTTTTCTGGTGCATTTGCCCATGTGCTGCGTGGGTCAAGCGAATACAAATCGCGCATAGCTTGTGAGGCATTTACAGATTGGGGCATGTGGCCAGTGTCTGCACCAGGGAATGCCTCATGCGTGGCATATGCAGTGTGCTTGTCAAAAAAATCGCCAATTGTTTTGTTGGCCAATTGGAATGCGTCTTCATAAGCAGCCGCACGCGCAGCTTCTGGCGTCATGCCTTGATCAATATAATTTTTAATCATATTTGGTCGCTGTTCCAAAATGTCATTGGCTTTTTGGCGTACCCATGGGGCTGCTTGCATCTGTTCGCCAGTCCAATCAGACCGCCCGCCAAGGTTAGACTCACGAGCGCGATCAACAGCTAATGCCGTTTCCATGTCGGCAAAATTGTGTTGAGTTGAGCTTAATGCGCCGCGTTGCGGTTCGCCATTGGCCTCAGTGTACCCCAATTCACGCGCATGGCGGAAATCATTAACACCCGTTGCACCCGGCGCTATGTTTTGATTGGGGTTAATTCTTTCAGCATATTCGCCGGTTTTTTCGCCAAGTTGGTACAGGCTTGGATCATTGGCGGCAATAGCGCGCATATGCGCTTCATGCTGCGCCGGACGAGCGGCCTTAACAGGGAATCCAGTCAACGCACCATTGTTTTCTTTTATAGAAAAACCTAATTCTGCTTCTGGGCTAACACCGGCAGAAAATTGACCTTCTTGCGCTGACATCCAATCATTATGCAATGGGTTGCCGCCAGTCACTTCATTCATGCTTGCACGATATCGGTCGTACCAATCAGCACCACGAGGGTCTTCAGCAATATTAGTATCATACTGTTTGCGGACGGCTTCCAAATCAGCTTTTGATTTTACATTTCTTGGACCGCCGACATAAGCAGACTCTTCACCCGCTGGTGATGGGATCAAATGTGGTTCTTTGCGTGCAATTGCCAAAGCGTCTTCAATTGGCATATTGCGAATATTTGGCAACTGAGCATTTCTCAAAACGGCGTCAGCCTCACGCACAACAGGCGATGAAGCAGCAGATACAGCCTTTGCCGCACCTTTTGCCGCCGGCACCATGGCCATAGCCATTTTAGGCGCACCAGGGAAAGCGCTTAGGACCGCACCCGTGCCCTCCAAGGCTGCTTCGCCAAGGTCGCTGCGACCAAGGGCCGCACCAGCGCGGTAAGCAGGCGCAGCACCAGACAATTCAGCAGGAATGCTATACGCAGTTTCCAACGCTTCACGCATGCGTCGGTTGCCGACAGGATTTGTTTCAGGGTCAATTATGCGGTTTGCATGCCGCATTGCAGCATTGTTTGTGTAATCAATTGGGCCGCGAGGGTCAGAAGGGCGAATTGTGTCGATGGCAGATGGCGAAGGAAGCGTCATGCCCTTACTGCCAATGCTTTCAGGTTGGGATTGAGGGTTATTTAACCTGTTAAGGACATAGCTGTAATCATCATTAGATGCGGGAGCGCTAGAATTGTCAGAAATGTAACTATCACCCATAGGAGAAACAGCCCCATCAGTTGCATAACCGCCCCGCGCAAACGTGCGGGGTGGCATGGCCAGTGCTGCCTGTTCTGGCATGCTGTAGGACATCGGGTTAAATATTGGGTTAGTCGATGCCTGGGAGCCGTCCATGCCAAGGATAGATGGTGGCGTCGCAACGTTTTTTGATGGGGTTGGCATGAACCCTTGCAGGAAGCTTTGTGGCAGGTTCAGGTGCGCGAAGTCAAGCGGCGCGCCCTTCATGACGTTTGCGTCCATGCCAATCGGCGCTGCAGGCGCTGCAGGGGCAGCAGGAGCCGATGTGTCAGTGGACGAGTCACCGCTACTATCACCACCCGACTCAAGATGACGACGGTGGGTCAAGTGCACATGACCACCAGATGCCAAGTGCCTGGCAATGATCATAGCATGGCGGATCATCTTTTCATGGTCGTGCATCATTGCTGCGGCCCTTGCGTGCTATTGTCCAAGGTTGGCTCATTGGCTTCAAGGCGCTGCAACAAGCCTGGTTCGATAATACTATTCACAATCGGAATGCCCGCAGGGTTTTTGGCCATATCTTCGGCCAAGCGGATAGCCGCCAGACGTTCGCGGCTCTCGCGGTCACGCTTGCGGTTTTCGGCATCAAGCATGGCATCTTGCGACTTCTGCTGGATTTCCTGCTGCTTGAGTTGCAGGTTTGCAGCTTCCATTGGGTTGGTTGGCTTGACGCCGCCACTGGCACCGCCCTGCTGGATTTCCTGCACTTTGGCCTGAGCGACCATGCGCTTGGTATCTGCATCCTGCTGCGCGACTTTGATCTTGGCCATCTTTTCCTGCAACTCAGGAGGTGGCGCAGCCTGTGCCGATGGGGGTGCAAGGAACTGGCTTGGGTTAGACCAGCCAATGGCCTGCAATGCCGCCGTGTCGATGGCAATCGGGTCATACATTGACGGGTTCTGTTGCTGCAATTGCTTCAGGGCCATGATCTTCATGATGCGCTGGCCGTGCGATGCCGTGTTTGGATCGGCCTGCGGCACTAGTTCGCAATCTTCCAATGCCTGCAGGAATGTTTGTTCATCCCATGCATTGGTTGGCTTTTTGTTGCGCTGCCAAAATGACTCTGGGTGCTCTTTGAACAATTGCACCAGCATCTGGAACTCTTCAGCCTGAGCGGCATGCATGCGCTTGTGCACCGCGTTCATGA